AAAGCTAGCAAAGCGCAGCAAACTTTCTCAGTATTCTTATTTGGGAAAGAAACAGTTAGCCATGATGCTAGCAATTAACACCTTCAACAAAGCACAACGTCATGCCATTTCCAACCCCAAACAGTGACGAGTATGATGATCTGCTTTATACCCTCCAGCATATGGCAGTTGATCGATGTACGGATCTTGTCGGTAGGTGTAATGCACATGCTGACATCCTTGACCCGGACCTTGAGGGAGATGATGCTGGAAGATTACTCAATGCACAACTTGGTCTTGATGGGTCAGAAGATGAGATCGAAATGACTCAAACGCTGATCTCCATCATCAGTAACATCATTGTTATCCGAAGAGCTCGGCATAACATTCACAGTTCCATGCAACCTGACGAGGACTAATGGCAACAAAAGAGCAACTCGCCCGACAGTTTCAGCGAGAACTTGATGCTCGTACTGAAGCCATCAACAGACTACGGGAACGCACACGCATGGCAGAAGAGCGAACCTATGCCAGCTCTACTGTCTATGGCAATGCGTTTATCAAGAGTGGTCTTGAGAAGATCACCAAAGAGATCAGCAGCAAACTCCATCGGATTAGTCAGGGATGGGCAGCAGAAAAAGCCTCTGCTGTTGTACCGATTAAAGACTGTGATCCAGCCATCCTTGCCCTGATTACGGCGAAGGGTGTGTTGGATGTTCTTGGAGTGCCAAGGATTGAGAAGCCCACCTATGCGTTTGTCACCACTCACATTGGAAGGCTTGTCTTTGATCAGATCATGCTTGATCAATTCGAGGCAGCCCATCCTGATCTCTTTGCCAAGGCCAAACTCACCATCCACGCCCATAAGGGGTACCTCTACAAGGTCCAACGGTTTCGAGCAGCCATCAGGAAGAGTGACTTCAACCCAGACAGCTGGTCGATCTCCGTTAAGCACCTTGTTGGAGGGTGGTTGGTTGACTGTCTGGCTAGGTCGACGGGGTGGGTGGCCTCTAGGACCGTCATTAAGGGTGCCAAAAAGGCACAGACGGTACTCACCTACTCAAACGAGTTTCTAGAGGCCAAGGAGGCGCTTCTAGCGCAGGCTGAGGGCTTTGCTGCTTGTCTGTGGCCCATGCTGTGTGAGCCGAACGACTGGGGACCAGACCAGAAGGGGGGCTACCTGACCAACGACATGCGAAAGCTGAACAGGCTAGTCAGGGCAAGGAGTTCGAGAAGGTGCTCTGTTGGACGGGAAAGCGCGGCACTCGCCATGCTCAACCGTCTCCAGAAGGTGCCATACCGGATCAACCCAGAGATCCTGGACATCGCCAACTTCTGCATGGAACGCCGCATAACAGTGGGTAAGTTCCGAGCCGAGGAGCCAACACCTCCACCGCCAAAGCCAGAGCCTTGGGAGACTGCTTCTGATGAGGACAAGCTTGCCTATCGACGAGCTCGTACCGAGATAGAAGACAACAACTCAGCTCTGGCGCAGAAGAACTATCGAACGACTGAGTGTTTGTTTGTTGCGAACAAATACAAAGACGACACCTTCTGGATTCCCTGGTCGTTTGATTTTCGGGGAAGGGTCTATCCAATTCCCACAAGCCTCAGCCCACAGGGGACTGACTTCGAGAAGAGTCTTATCTACTTCGATGAAGAGGGTCCAGTGAATGACTGGTGGTTAGGGTTCCAGGTTGCTACGACTTGGGGTCTTGATAAAGCTCCAATGGAAGAGCGAATTGCTTGGGCAAAGGAGAACCATGATCTTATTGAGATGATTGCTTCTGATCCAAAAGGAACAATCTCTACGTGGTCTGGTGCTGAAGAGCCTTGGTGTTTTCTTTCTTCTGCTATTGAGTATTACCATTGTGTCATTACTAAAACCAAAAAAACCTCTGGTCTTCCTGTGTCTGTTGATGCCACTTGCTCTGGTCTCCAACACCTATCAGCAATGGCGCTTGACAGAACAGCAGCGGAGATGGTCAACGTTGTCCCAACACAGAGACCGTCAGACGGGTATGCCATTGTTGCTGAAAAGGCAAAGGAACAACTTCCTGAGCATCTTCATCCATTCATTACAAGAAAAACTTGTAAGAGAACGGTGATGACGACACCATATGGTGTCACAGAAAACAGCGCAAGGGATTACATCCGTCAAGAGCTGATCAAAGTAGTCAAACTAGAACCCGGAGAATTACAAGCAATCGTCAAAGCCATCTATCGTTTTGGTGTGAGGGAAGTCTTTGCTGGTCCTTGTAAGTCGATGGAATTCATTCAGAAGACTGCTGGTGAGGTAATCAAATCTGGTCAAACCCAAATCCAATGGGTCACTCCTTCTGGGTTTACTGTTGTTCAAGAGTACCGAAGAAATGATTGTGAACGTGTCAATACCAAGCTTCTTGGTCAGCGTGTTCAGACTCATCTTCTGAAACCATTCGAGGAACGACAGGTTGACTTGAACAAAGCCAAAACAGCAGCAGCTCCTAATCTTGTCCATAGTTTGGATGCTGCCTTGTTACATTTGGTCTTTGCTTTGTGGGACAAACCATTCACAGTTATCCATGATTGTATCTTGGGTCGTTCCTGTGACATGGATTCTATGGCTGCTTCTATTCGTGACAAGTTCGTCGAGATCTACTCCAAGCCTGTGCTCAAGGACTGGGCAGAGCAACTTGGTCAACCCTTCGACGAATCGGTCATGATCAATACCCTGGACATCAACGATGTTCAAAGTTCCGCTTACTTCTTTTGCTGATGCAAACCACACCTGATTTCAGCTCTCTTGCTGAATGCTTTGATGTCCGTGAGTCGGTCATCGAAAACCTCTTTGAAGAGTATGAGCGTGAGATAGAAGCCTTCGACTTGGACTTGAACTTCTACGAGTATCTTGTCGAAGAGTTTGCTCAAGCTGCTTACATGGTCGCTGCCCTCAGTGGTGACGATGCTGTGGATTGTCTTGAGGCCTACGACGAAACCTTCAAGATCTTTGAAAATGATTGACGAGGATCTTCTGCTGGAAGCTGCCCGGCTTTACGATCCAGCAATCGATGCTAATGTGAGGGAGGTCTATGAGCTTCTCCAAGACCATCAGATCATTACCGTTACCACCGAACTAACACACCTTCTGACTCATGTCTGAAACCCGCTTCATTGTTTCCACCACCCTTGAGGGCTTCGTTAATGCCCTTAAACCCAGCGGTAAGTACAACAACTGCTGCTTCTCTGCTCGTCTTAACAAGGACGATCTAGCCAAGTTTGATAAGGCTTACGAACAGGCGATGGCCTGGGGTAAGACCAAGATGGATGGCAAACGCCACACCGAAGAGCTTCCCAAGTGGGATGAGTCGGGCTTCTTCAAGTACAGCTACGGCGGCGAGAACGGTGCTCCGATGTTCCCGTGGGTTGATACCGATGGTGTCCCTATTGACCCTGAGACGCCCGTATGGAAGGGAACCGCAGTCAAACTGATCATTGATCTGAAGCCCTATGTCTATGGATCAAAGGTTGGATGCAGCTTCAAGGTTAAAGGGGCTGAAGTGGTCCGACTTGTCGGCAGCGGCGGGTCTGATTCTGGTGATCTTGATCTTGAAGACGTGGCTTCTATCTTTGGAACTTCAGATGGCTTTAAGACAGGCTCTCCATCGTTTGAGCCAAGCGACAAAGCCCTTGAGGAGAACCCTATCTCTGATGATGACATTCCGTTCTGATGACTAACTACCGGTCCCGTCTTGAGGAACGGCTAGCTAAATGGTTGAATCAGAACAACTTATCATTTGAGTATGAAACTGTTAAGCTCAACTATACAATAGAAGCCGTCTACAAACCAGACTTTATTCTGCCAAACGGAGTCATGCTGGAGGCCAAGGGTTGGTTCAAACCAGAAGATCGACGCAAGATGCTTGCCGTTAAAAAGCAACATCCTGAGCTTGATATTCGCCTTGTCTTCCAGGCTCCATATAACACCATCACCAAGGCTTCCAAAACTACCTACTCAATGTGGGCAGAAAAGAATGGATTTCCTTGGTGTCCTTACCACGACATTCCACTTGATTGGTTTGAATGAAGATCAGTAAAGCCCTTGCTGGTAAAGTTTTTATCAGTAAGAAAAAGAAACCACGCCGTCCCCTTAAAACAGGGAAAGCGTACCGAGGTCAAGGCCGCCGATGACTTACACCAGACCCTACCCACCGTTTGGTTCCAAGGAACGACTCAAGCAATGCTTTGGTGATACCCTTGCTGAATGCAGCGAGGACTACGATCCACAGGAAGTTGCTGATGCTTTTCTTGAAGAGTTAGAAAGCTGGATTGATTACCACCAAAACGCTGCCAACTGTTATGAGCTCATTCGAACAGCTCTCGGAAAGCGAATTTGTTCGGCATGAATCCTGCCCATCCTGTGGCAGTAGCGATGCCCTTGGTCGTTATTCTGACGGTCATGGGCACTGCTTTTCTTGTGGCCATTACGAGTTTGGTGATGGCGAAACTGTTCCTTTTCACAAGCCGCAATTCCGCATGGACTTCTCCGGGGACATTGTTCCTCTTCGCTCCAGAGCTATTCTTGAGGACACCTGCAAAAAGTTCAACGTCAGGTATGACGCTGAGTCACAAAGCCTAAGGTTTCCCTATTACAACGCTGCTGGTCAGCTCG